AGATGAGGCGGGTAATTTTATTCCTAAAACAACCCGTGGTGGTACTTATCCACTTTTAGCAGATACCAGCAAACCGTTTAGTCCAAAGACAGTTGATAATAAGCGCTTTCAAGGCGCTACAGAGTGGAGTGAATTTGATCTTACTGAGCATTTAATAGATGAATTTAACAAAACTCTTCCCAAAGGAGTAGATTTTGATGGTTACTACACCATGAAACACTTATCAGCTGAACCGGGGTATGAAGACTTTCCTTTCGCAAAGTTTAGAGACTTTGTAAAAGGTTACAGAAAAAAATTATCAAAAGAAGGCTTTACGCATATACCTTACATAAATGATGTTGAAGACTACAGTTCCACTTCTTTTATAATGCTTGTAGACAGACCAAAAGGCAGCACTAAGGTTTTGCAAAGCCCTTTTGCAAAGAAGGATCCCGCAGCTGCGGATGATCCAGATATAATGAAAGCAGAAGGCGGCGTCGTTAGTATGAAAGACAGAGCTGTTAACATAAACCGCGGCCCACGGGGCATAGAGCCTTTTGTACAATATTTTGATAGTGGCGGTGTAGTGCAGTCAGTAAAGGACTACATAGGTAGTTTTTTTGAAGAAGAGCCAATTGTACCAGAAAGAAACGTATTTGAAGAGCAACGTATAGTTGCTGAAAACAGTCCTTACCCAAAAGACATACCAATAGTTCAAACAGAAAAAGAAGCTCTCTCGGATCTTGCGGACAGAGAGATGGGTTTGGAGTTGATAAATAGAGTTGGTTTTGATCCACTGGCTTACAAAATAATGCAAGCCGGTTTAAGAGACAACAGGACTTTATCTGATTTTCTTGAAATTTATCCAACCGTAACAACAGATATGACGGAAAAAGAACAGAAGGATGCTTTGACAGATAAGATTAGAGGGCTAGGTCTTGCTAGTGGCATGTACTTTCCCTTAGATAATATGGTTGTGGTTGAGCCTATGGACACAGCAATCTCTTATTTTCAAAGCCCGACAGACATGATAATTATGCACGAAGTTTTACACAAAGGTGCAGAAACACTAAAAAAGGATCCTAATGTAAACATAAAGACTTTACGAGAAAAATTGGATGCAGGGGATTATGAAAATATTGGAGACGACACCAAATCGGGTAGGGCAGAGCATAGGTACATACAGGCCATAGTCAACAAAGCTTACTTAGATAATATGCTTACTAACAGTTCGATTTACGCTAACAGGGAGTTAGCACGAGCTGAAAAAACTATAAAGGACCCAAATGCAAGAGTAGGTGAAAAAATAGTAGCCGAAAGTAATATAAAAAATATTCCTAAATACATAGACAGAGATAAAAAACAAGACATAATAAAAGAAATTAGAAGATCCACAGAAATGTACTTGGAGCCTACAAGTAAAGAAGTATTTAAAAAACATATGGAAATACTACATCCCGGAAAAGGCTTGTTTGACAGGGACAAAGTTTATGTTGAAGAAAATTTTAATTTAAATGAATTAAAACAAATATACGATACTTTAAACATGATTATGTTGAATGAGCCCGGCACAAAAGAGTTTGCCCTTGAAATGTCAAAGGCAGCGCCCGCTGGCGCATCGATAAGAGGTTATTCGGATCTTTTTCCACAACAGTTTGCTGACCCGGTAAGACCTTATGAAAAAACATACACTGATGTTACTCCAGATATGAGTTATATTGATGTTATGAGAGAACGGGATAAATTTTTAAGAAAAGCGAGAAAAAAAAGAGAAGCTGAAGAAAACAAAGCCGAAGGCGGCGTAATAGGCTTAAAGGATAAAGCTGTTAATATGTACAGAAATAGGTTATGATTTTCAAAAGGAGATCTAAATGGCAAGAGAACCAATAGCAAGCATTATGGACAAAGTGCCAACTCAACTTGACGAAGATGAGTTACGCGCTGAGGTCAACGTAGAACTTCCTGAAGCTATGGATGATATGTTAGAAGCCTCGCCTGAAGTAGAAGTAACGCTAGAAGATGACGGCGGCGTAGTTGTGGACTTTGATCCAAACGTAGGCGGACCAGAAGGTGAGTTTGGTGAAAACTTGGCAGAACAGCTATCAGACACAGAACTTGGCAGGATCTCTGGTGAATTAACAGGTGAGTTTGAAGAAAACAAATCAAGTAGACAGGAGTGGGAAGATGCTTTCGCTAACGGTTTGGAGTTGTTGGGATTTAATTACGAAGAGCGAGCACAGCCTTTCAGAGGAGCAAGCGGTGTCACGCACCCTTTACTCGCTGAATCAGCCACGCAGTTTCAGGCACAAGCCTTCAATGAGCTGCTGCCACCGGGTGGTCCAGTCAGGACACAGGTCTTAGGCTCCAGCACACCTGAGAAAGAAGATCAGGCGCAGCGTGTAAAAGAATTTATGAACTTCTACATTTCTTCTGTTATGGAGGAATACACACCAGAATTTGACCAGATGTTATTCTATTTGCCGCTTGCGGGGTCAACATTCAAGAAAGTTTACTATGATGAGAACTTAGGACGGGCTGTAAGTAAATTTGTACCAGCTGAAAACCTAATTGTGCCGTATAGCACATCTGATTTAGAAACATGCCCTAATATAACTCATGTAGTTAAAATGAGCTTGAATGACCTGCGTAAGAGACAATTATCAGGCTTTTATAGGGACATACCTGTGATACCAGCGCAGGGCGATAGTAACGCTGTGCAGGAGGAGTTGGAGCGTATTGATGGGATGTACCCATCAAACGTAGACTACGACTGTACTTTACTTGAGTGTCATGTTGATCTTGACCTAGAAGGTTACGAAGAGATGGACGAGGACGGTGAGCCTACAGGTATTAAGGTGCCGTATATTGTTACAATATCACAGGATAACGGCCAAATACTATCAATTCGCAGGAACTATAACGAAGATGACGAAGACAAAAAAAAGATACAGTATTTTGTTCATTATAAGTTCTTACCGGGCTTTGGTTTCTATGGACTAGGATTAATACATACTATTGGTGGTTTATCAAGAACCGCGACTGCTGCACTAAGACAACTGATTGATGCAGGCACGCTATCTAATTTACCAGCTGGCTTCAAGGCCCGCGGCCTACGGATCAGGGATGACGATGAGCCGTTACAGCCGGGTGAGTTTAGAGACGTTGATGCACCGGGCGGGGACATAAGATCGAGCTTGATGTCGCTGCCATTTAAGGGTCCAGACCAGACTTTGATGGCGTTGTTAGGCTTTGTAGTTGATGCAGGACGGCGATTCGCGACCATTACTGATATGAAAGTAGGCGATGGCAATCAGCAGGCAGCGGTAGGTACAACTATTGCTATGTTGGAACAGGGCTCACGGGTCATGTCAGCTGTACATAAGAGATTGCATTATGCGATGAAGTTAGAGTTTAAGTTGTTATCGAAGGTGATGGCTGACTTTTTACCTGACGAATATCCATATAGTATTACGGGTGTAGATGGTACGATTAAGAGACAGGACTTTAACGAGATGGTTGATGTAGTTCCTGTGTCCAATCCTAACATATTTAGTCAGGCACAGAGAATATCTTTGGCTCAAACCAAGATGCAGCTTGCAACAGCGGCCCCTGACATGCACAACATGTACGAAGTATTCAGGGATATGTACGAGGCTTTAGGTGTAAGAGATATTGACAGAATATTGAAAAGAACTCCTGAGCCTGAGCCTACCCCGAAAGACCCGGCTCAGGAGAACATAGATGCGTTAGACCAGATACAGCTAGTTGCTTTTGAAGGTCAGGAGCATGAAGCGCATATTATGTCCCACATGGTTTTTGGATCAACACCGCTTGTTGCAGGAACCCCGCAGATAGCTGTGGCATTACAGAAACATATAATGGAGCATGTAAGGATTGGCGCCAAGGAGCGTGCTATGCAGGAGATGATGCAGGCTACGGGCGGTCAGCCTATGCAGGAAATGCAGAGTTTAGAGTTAGAAGCGAGGATTGCACAGTTGATAGCCGAAGGTATGGCACAACTCAAGCAACTAAGTGGACAGCTCACGGCTCCCGGACCAGATCCGTTGGTACAGCTCAAGGAGAAGGAGCTACAGGTCAGAGCACAGGGAGAGCAGAACGATGCACAGATTGACAGAGCTAAACTGGGTCTGGAGCAACAGAAGGTACAACAAAGAGACGCACAGTTTGATAAGAGGCTTGCAAGTCAGGAGAAGCAAACTGCTGCAAGGATCAACGCAGCTGAAAGGCGTGAAGTAATGAAACAACAAAAAGGAGGTCAGTGATGGCTAGAAAAGGTGATGGAAGAACAGAGAAGGATTTAAGAAAAGAATTTTTTGACGGTCCGGCTTCTGATACCATGAGTTTTGAGCAGTTCTTAATACAGCAGGGTCATGGTGATAAGGTAAAGCCTATCAAAATGGCTGATGGTGGCGCAGTAGAGTTAGTTCGCGGCGACCCTAACTACTACAAAGATTTGGTGTAGTGACAGCATTTATGCTTGCTTGTTACATGAACGGGGTAGCACAGGGTGCGATATACTTTAGATCGGTTAATGATTGTCTTTACTACACTAAGTTTTTAGATGAACAGCAGTATAAAACAGAAACTGGTCAAAAACAGCTTTACGAGTGCATATGTAAGCTAGTCCCACAGATTAACCCGGACAAAGTGAAAGTGTATTGATGCAATGAAACAAAAGAAACTACAAAAATCTTCACAATACGACAAATACGATGTAGACGGAGACGGGGTGATTACTGACGAAGAGTTTGCTCATATGTCAGAAATTAAAATGTTAGAGCATGATTTACGAAAACAAAGGGCACAGAGACGTATGGCTACGGCTAGTTTGGTTGCTATGGCTTTATTTACTGGTGCAATGTTTTTTGTCGATCTCGAAAGAGTTAAAGCACTTTCCGATATTAGTAATCTTTTTTATATCACTGGCGGCGGGATTGTTGCTGCTTACATGGGAGCTTCGGCTTTTATGAACAGAGGAGGTAAGTAATGTTACAAGCATTGATTGGTCCAGTAACAGGGCTATTAGATAAATTTATACCTGATGCGGACCAGAAGGCGAAGCTGGCTCACGACATAGCCACTATGTCTGAGAAGCATGCTCAGGAATTAGCACTTGCTCAGATAGATGTTTTGAAGGAAGACGCTAAAGGTAACTGGTTTCAAAGCTCGTGGCGACCCTTGATTGGCTGGATTTCGGGTCTATCTCTTGGAATAAATTACATGGTAGCACCGATTTGTGCAGGTTTTGGTATCACAATACCCCAAGCAGACATGTCTGTGATGATGCCGTTGATGTTTGGCATGCTCGGAATTGGCGGAATGAGGTCATTTGACAAGTTAAAAAAGACGGATACAAAGAAATGACAAGATTAAACTTAGAACTGTTTAGGTTTTTTAACAAAATAGGTAATTATTTCTATAGAAAACATGTAGAAGGGATTAAGCGTGGCACTCGACAATGAGATTTGCTACATCCACAAAGTAGCTTTTGTCCCTATAGAAGAGGAAGAACCTATTCCTTTTGCAGGCATCATAAAATTCCTTGAATATAAATGTCCAATGTGCGAAAGTAGAACACAAGATATAAGACATTATAAGACAGAATAAGAAAATATGAGGTTTTTATGGCAAAAAGTGAGATTTATCTTGCAGAAGCTGTATTTCGCGTTATAAATGAAAGAAGAAACATCGTTGAAAATGTTTTGAGACATAACTCGATNAAGAGTATGGAGCATTACAAACAGATGATGGGTGAAATGGAAGCGTTGGAATACGTTGAGAACGAGATAAAAGATTTATTNAACAGACAAGAGGTAGATGATGAGTGAGAANGGTTTAGAAGAAACCTATGTAGATCCCAAAGATCGCGTCTTAGACCCCTCTTTAATCAGCNGTACACTATTAGAGCGTATGCCTTCTCCTACAGGTTGGAGGTTACTTATACTGCCGTACAGGGGTAAAGGTAAAACAGAAGGTGGCATATTGCTGCCAGATCAGTTAGTAGAAGAAGGTCAAGTCTCTACACAAGTTGGTTATGTATTAAAAGCTGGTCCTCTAGCTTACAAGGATGAAACAAAATTTCCGTCAGGACCGTGGTGTGCAGAAAAAGACTGGGTTATGTTTGCTAGATACTCTGGTTCACGGTTTAAGATCGATGGCGGAGAAGTAAGAATTTTGAATGATGATGAGATTTTAGCCAAAATTACGGACCCTGAAGACATTTTACACTACTAGAGGATGAAAATGGCAGAGACAAAAGAAAAACAAGAAGAATTAGATCTACAACTAGAGGATGAGGGACAAGATGTTGAAGTTACTGTCGAAGATAAAGCTGAGACTGAGGATGTTCAAGTTGAGCCTGTTGCAGAAGATCAGCAAACTGAAGATGAGTTTAAAAAAGCCGAAAACCAAACTCAAAAAAGAATTAACCGCCTCACCAAAAAAATGCGTGAAGCCGAGAAAAACGCCGACGAAGCGCTCCGTTTCGCAAAACAAAAAGAGCAAGAAAACCAGCAATTAGCTCAAAAACTTAACCAAATGGATACAAACTACGTTGACCAGTATTCAGGTCGCGTAGAATCACAAATGGCCCAGACAGAGCAAAACCTTAGAGCTGCTATGGAAGTAGGAGATACTGAGGCGGCTGTAGCTGCGCAGAAGGAAATGACAAGGCTGGCAGTTGAAGCTGACAGAGCCGCACAAGCAAAAGCGGCTAACGCAGAGCGAAATAAGGCCGCAGAGGCACAAACAGCTGCTCCTGCACCTCAACCTACCCGTCAGCCGGTACAGCCACCACCAGAGCCTGATGCGAAGGCACAGGCATGGGCACAGAAAAATGAATGGTTTGGCAATGACAGTGCCATGACATATGCCGCTTTTGGGATACATAAAGACTTGGTAGAACAAGAAGGTATTGACCCTAAGAGCGATGAATACTATACTGAATTAGACAAACGTATGGGAGATGAATTTCCTCATAAGTTTGCTAACGGAGCGCAGAGCAAAAAAGTCGTCCAAAATGTTGCTTCTGCATCACGCTCCACGAATGCAACTGGACGCAGTAGTGGGAAGAGGCAGGTAAAACTTACCAACAGGCAGGTTGCACTTGCGAAAAAACTTGGCGTTCCTCTCGCAGAGTACGCAAAATATGTGAAGGAGTAATTGATATGGAAAACCAAAAGGAAATGTTTGATAAGACTATTTCAAGATCTCCTAGATCATCAAACACAAGAGAAAAGACAGCTGCAAGAAAACCGTGGGCTCCACCGTCTATGTTAGACGCACCACCAGCCCCTGATGGCTACAAGCATCGCTGGATAAGGGCAGAAACAAGAGGTTTCAATGATACCAAGAATGTTTCAGCTAAATTACGAGAAGGTTGGGAACTCGTAAGAAAAGATGAATATCCAGATTTTGAAGCACCCGTAGTCGACGGAGGTAAATATGAAGGAGTTTTTGGAGTCGGTGGATTGGTTTTAGCTCGCATACCCTTAGAAATAGTTGCTGAAAGAACTGCATACTTNAACGAAAGAAGTGCAGATCAGATGGAAGCTGTGGATCAGGATATGATGAGAGAAAANGCTCACTCTACTATGACCATTAGTAGACCAGATCGTCAGTCTCGCGTATCATTCGGAGGAAAAAAATCTTAACTTTTAATCTTAATCGGAGACTTAAATGGCTAATAATTTATCAGGTGGCTATGGTTTACGTCCAATAGGTTTAACAGGTTCTGCCGCTAACACTACTGGTGCAACACAGTACGAAATTGCGTCAAACAATACAAATGCTATTTATCAAGGTGGCATTGTTATACCTACTGCGGCGGGTGTCATAGACATAACCGACCAAGCGGTCAGCCCGTTAGGAGTTTTTTATGGTGTTGAATATGTCGACTCAGGCACAAAAAAGACAACATTTAAAAACTTTTGGCCGGGATCAAACAATGTCAGTGTTGATACAAACTTCCCTATTAAGGCGTTTGTATATGACAATCCAATGCAACTCTTCACTGTTGTTGCAGATGGAACTAACACAAATAGAGCGACAGCCTTAGCAGATGTTTTTGCAAATGCTTCAATGGCAAGTGTTAATAATGGTAGCACCAATACAGGTCAATCCACTGATATGCTTGACATTTCAACAGCTGCAACAACAGGCACTTTGGATGTCAGAATCGTAGGGTTGTACGAAGACGAAGGTAATACAGATTACTCAGCAGTGGGTCATCAGTATATTGTGCGTCTTCTAGGACACTTTAACTCAGGCTTTGCAGCTGCTGTTAACACAGCAGACAATGCTGGTATATAAGGAGAATAGAGTATGGCTATATCAAGAGCACAACTAGCGAAAGAGCTAGAGCCCGGTCTAAACGCCTTATTTGGGCTTGAATACGACAGGTATGAAAACGAGCATGCTGAGATTTTTGAAGAAGAATCATCAGATAGAGCGTTTGAAGAAGAAGTGATGTTAGCAGGCTTCTCGACTGCACCTACTAAGTCAGAAGGTGGAGCTGTAAGCTTTGACGACGCACAAGAGACATTTACTGCAAGATATACACATGAGACTATCGCTTTAGCTTTCTCAATCACAGAAGAAGCTATTGAAGATAATCTTTATGATAGACTTGCAAGTAGATATACAAAAGCATTAGCTAGATCTATGGCACAAACTAAGCAGATTAAAGCTGCGGCCATATTGAACAATGCTTTTAGTACATCAAGTGCAATCGGCGACGGTGCTGCATTAGCGTCTGCTTCACACCCAACTATCAATGGTAACCAGAGCAACATCTTATCAGTGGCTTCTGACTTAAATGAGACATCATTAGAGCAAGCATTGATTGATATTGCAGGTTTCAAAGATGAAAGAGGCTTGAAGATCGCTGTAAGAGGCATGAAGTTAATAATTCCAAAAGAGTTACAGTTCACTGCTGAAAGAATCATGAACAGTAATTTAAGAGTTGGAACTTCTGACAATGATGCAAACGCAATTAAGAACATGGGTATGTTACCAGAAGGTGCAGTTGTAAACCATTTCTTAACTGATACAGACGCGTTTTTCATCAAAACAGATGCTCCAAACGGTTTTAAATACTTCAACCGTTCACCTATCAAAACCGCAATGGAAGGCGATTTTGACACAGGTAACATGAGATTTAAAGCTAGAGAAAGATACAGCTTTGGCGTCTCAGACTGGAGATGTGTATTTGCAACTCCGGGTGCATAAATAATTTTGCATTTCGCACAAAACGAGGACAGTGCTTGCTGTCCTCGTTTTTTTTATGTATACTAAAATCACCTTGACGAAGAATTAACTTCGACATTTGCCAAGACAAGGAGATTGACATGGCTAATTCAACCTTTTCAGGCCCAGTGAGATCTGAAGGTGGTTTTACTTCTATAAGTAAAAATACCTCTACGGGCGCAATCACAACATTATCTAGTATCAACTCAAGCGGTATTACATCTTTTGATGCTAACACAATGCCAGTAGAAGCTGGCACCGGTATCACTGGTGGAACAGGAACTATATACAGAAGTTCTGTTCAAAGAGTTGGTGGTATAATAACAACAAGAATATTAATTGACTTAACTGGATTAAGATCAACAGCATCTGGTGACATTATTGGTGTAAATGGAACATCTAATGTTTGTCACATAGGACAGATCACAGCTGCTAGAAATGGTACAATTTTAACAGGTAGTATGGAATGTTTTGAAGCACCAGCAGGTGGTGATCCGGACATAAACGTACACTCTGCAACAGAGGGAACTGGTGTAGAAGACGGTGCTATTTCAAGTTTGACAGAAACTTCATTAGTTGATGCTGGTGATGCAACATTAGGCAGTAAGGTTTATTTTACTGCGGTGCCAGCTGCTGATGAGTTTTTATATTTAACATTAGGCTCTACAACAGATGCCGATTACACAGCAGGTAAATTGTTCATTGAGTTAATGGGCTACGAAGCTTAGTTAGGAGATACAAATGGCTGATGCAGTAACATCTCAAACTATTTTTGATGGCGATAAAAAAGTGGTACAGAAGTTTACGAACATTTCTGACGGTACTGGTGAAAGCGCTGTTAAAAAAGTAGATGTGAGTGCTTTGAACGCTAACGGTCATGGTCAAACTTGCACAGGGGTTACTATAGAAAAAATATGGTGGCAATGTGTGGGTATGAAAACGAGATTGTTTTTTGATGCAACTTCTAACGCTTTTATAATTGAATTAGGTGAAAACCAAAGTGGTTATCATGATTATTCGAGCTTCGGTGGTTTAAAAAACAACGCAGGGTCCGGTGTGACAGGTGACATCTTGTTTACAACAGTTGGTCACTCAAGTGCTGATACTTATACTATCACGCTTGAGATGAGAAAGAACTATGACTAGAAAAAGGGATAAGCAACCACCCAAAACAAAAAAATATTTCCGCTCCACTAAATCTGGGGCGGGAATGACAAAGGCCGGTGTCGCTAAATATAGGCGCGATAATCCGGGTAGTAAATTAAAAACTGCTGTTACAGGTAAAGTTAAAAAGGGCAGTAAGGACGCTAAAAGAAGAAAGTCTTTTTGTGCTAGGAGTGCAGGTCAAATGAAAAAGTTTCCAAAAGCAGCCGCTAATCCAAACAGCCGTTTAAGACAAGCTAGAAGAAGGTGGAAGTGTTGATGGCTACCAAGAGGGAAAAAGATCTTTTGCATGAATTAGATAAAAGGTTAGCTGTTTTAGAAGACACGATTGACCGTCTTGAAAACAACCATTTAAATCATTTACAAAAACAAATAGACAAAATGGATGCTCGTATTTGGGCAATCATTGGTGGAATTCTACTTCAACTCGCAGCTTTGGTTGCAATTTTTATGACAAAGTGAGGCTACACATGAGATCAGCAGTTAGAACTGGACCCAAACCATCTAAGCAGAAGGTCACATACTTTAAAAAAGGTGGAGCGGCTAAAAGTAAGGGCAGTAAAATATGTCCAGCAGGTAAAGCTTGGGCTAAGAGAACTTTTGATACATATCCATCAGCTTATGCTAATATGGCAGCATCAAAATACTGTAAAGATCCAAACTACGCCAAAGGTGCAAAAGGTAAGAAGTAATGGGCGCACTTAAAGATTGGGTAAAACAAGACTGGGTACGCATAGGAACTGATGGGAAAATCAAGGGAAAATGTGGGACATCAAAGGATAAAAAGAATCCTGACCGTTGTTTACCTAGAGCAAAAGCAAATAGTTTAACACAATCACAGCGAGCATCTACTGCCAGAAAAAAGAAAAAAGCAGGTGCAAAAGGCAAGACTGTGGTNGGAAACACACCGGCCGCAAAGGTTACCAAGATGAGCAGTGGTGGCCGTGTTCCAGAGACAAAGGCTAAACGTCCTTTCAAGGGTAAAACAGGTTCAGGGACGGTTGTAGCAAGAGGTTGTGGCGTTGTCATGGCAAATAGGAGAAAGAAAACAAAAGGCGCAGTTAGTGCATAAAAGGAGTATAAAATGGTTATGAAGAAAAAAGGTTTTGCTAAAAAGAAACCAGTTAAAAAGATGATGGGCGGCGGAGCTGCTGGTATGAAAAAGAAGGGTTATGCCAAAGGTGGAGCTGTCAAAAAGATGATGGGCGGCGGTGCAGCTGGTATGAAGAAAAAAGGTTTTGCTAAAGGCGGAGCTATTAAAAAAATGAGAAGAGGCGGTAGAGCCTAATCTATGCCTTACTTACAAAGCAACATCCCGCATTTTAAATGTTGGGTGCGAAGAGAATATACTCACAACCATGAAAAACATCATGGTGACTACTTACACGCGATGGCTATTGCAGTGACTACTGTTCCTGACAGATGTTTAAGTTTTCAAATGATTTTTACTGGTTGTGAGTCAGACTTTGATGAAAGTCAAAACATTAACGGGGGCGCTATGTGGGCAAGGATGCCTATTACAGCTCTTGTTGCGGACACACCATTAGAAGAGTGGCCAGAACCCATGCCTGTTCATTTAGTGCAACCTTGGGACTGTAGTTCACATCATCATTCAGTTATTAAGTATGACAGAACTAGTTCAAGCCCTTGGAAATGCAAGATAGACGGGGAGTTTTATACTGGAAAATACTTATTTACAGTTGATTACACGGAGTCAGACATAGCCGATGATCCGGCTCAACATAAACAAAGTCATGTTATAGAATTAACTGATGCTGGTAAATGGACTGGAAATATAGTAGCATTACCTAATAACAGGGTTCGTGCAACAAGCCCTGCGTTATGGGAAACAGGAGAAGGCGCGCCTGATTTTAAACCAAGTCAGTGGATTCATAACGCAGAATGTGATAATAGTTATATGGACCCAAAGGTGACGTTTAATAATTTATACAAGGATTAGATATGGCAACTTCCTCATCAACTGATTTTGAATTAGACGTAGCAGAATATATTGAGGAAGCTTTTGAAAGATGCGGCCTTGAAGTAAGAACAGGTTATGATCTAACAAGTGCTAGAAGATCTTTAAATATTATGTTAGCTGAGTGGGCTAACCGTGGTTTAAATCAATGGACGATTGAGCAAAGAACACAGACCGTTACTGCGGCGGACACTGAATATTCTTTGGGCACAGATGTGATTGATATACTTTCCGCTGTTGTTCGCAGAGACGGCACTGACTTTGCAATCAGTAGAATTAGTCGTGATAGCTATCTTGCCATACCTAACAAAACAAGCACAGGAAGAACTACACAGTTCTTTTTAGATAGGCAGATTACACCAAATTTGAAGATATGGCCTGCGCCTGAAAACAGCACAGATGTAATACGTTATGACGCACTGACAAGAATACAAGATGCGGACGCGGCTGTTAATACTCTAGAGATACCATTTAGATTTTATCCGTGTTTAACAGCAGGGTTAGCTTATTATTTATCTTTGAAAAAAAATCCACAGCTTACACAAATGTTAAAAGCTGTGTATGAAGAAGAGTTTGAGAGAGCGATGGGAGAAGACAGAGATAGATCTAGTTTCACTGTTACACCTCAATATGCTTACTTTAGGAGTAATTGATGGGTAGATTTGCTACAGGTAAATTTGCAAAAGGCGTATCAGATAGATCTGGTATGGTGTATAATCTTCGTCAAATGAAACTTGAATGGAACGGATCATTGGTCGGTCCAGATGAGTTTGAAAGAAAACATCCTCAGTTAGGTCCTTTTAATGTGCCTGTTGATGGTCAGGCTGTAAAAAATGCAAGACCTGCTAGAACAGAAAACCCTGTAGAAAGACTGTTGGTGCCGGATGCTTTTTTGTCTGGATCCTCTGGATCAGCTGTAATTACAGTAACTGAAGCTAGTCATGGCCGAAGCACAAGCGATACGGTTAGGTTTAAAAAAGCAAAAGGTTTTGATGGGTTCACTTCAGATGTTTTAAATAAAAATGATGGATACTCAATAACAGTTGTAACAACAGATACTTACACTTTTACTGCATCTAGTGGTACAGCTACAACAGGGGGCTTGTCTGGCGGGGGTAATGATGCTACAGCTGGACCAGTTACGGTGACACCATGAGCTTTACTTTTGCTACATTAAAAACTGCTTTACAAGATTACACAGATAACAATGAGACTGTTTTTGTAAATAATCTTAGTAATTTTATCAAAGCAGCAGAAGAAAAAATATTTAAAAGCGTAGACCTTGATCTTTTTAGAAAGAACGTAACAAGTGCGTTTACATCATCAGATCAGTTTTTAACAGTGCCGAGTGATTATCTTGCATCATTTTCTTTACAAATAACAACATCAGGTTCAGAAAGTTTTTTACTACAAAAAGATGTAAATTATTTAAGAGAGTATACACCAGCTTCTTCAACAACTGGACTTCCAAAATATTATGCTAGGTTTGATACAGATAATTTTATTGTCGCTCCTACACCAGACAGTAACTATACCATTGAGCTTCATTACTACTACCGTCCGACTAGTTTGACGGCTGGATCTGATAGTGGTACTACTTGGATAAGTAATAACGCGCCTTTTGCTTTACTTTACGGATCTCTTGTAGAGGCTTATACTTTTATGAAAGGTGAACAAGATGTAGTGCAAAACTACAATAATTTGTATCTACAGTATATGGAGCGATTAAAAGATCTAGGAGAGGCAAGAGAAAATACAGATGGGTATAGAGTTGGTCTACCGTCAAGGCCGCGAACATAGGAGTAAAAAATGGCAACAGCAAATGCAGCAACCAATTATCTAGAAAGAAGATTGTTACATTTTATATTTAAAAATAACTCTCTAAGTTTTTCTAGTCCGGGAGATAGTATTTATGTAGGACTTGCAACAGCAGTAAGTGCAGCAGAAACTGGATCTGTAACAGAAGCAAACTTTACAAACTACGCAAGACAGCAAGTTGCAGCTTCTGGTTGGACAACCATAGGTGCAGATTCTACAGATACACAGACAGCAATAAATGCATCTNNTATTGAGTTTCCCGCATCTGGTGGAACAAACAATACAATTACACATGTATTTATCGCAGACGCATCNAGTAGTGGTAACATATTATTTGTTGGAGNATTAGATGCAAGTAAGGCAATAGCAAGTGGTGATATTTTTAGAATTAATGCAGGTAACTTAACAATAGAGCTTAAATAATGGCATTAGTATTAAATGACAG